TAAAGTCGAAACAATCTCTTAAGTTATATACTTGACCTGATTCAGATGTATAAGAAGGAATCTCGTATCTTTCTAAAGTATTAGGATAACTGTTAATCGTAAAGAAGAAATTACCTGTGGACGTATTTACCTGAAACGCTTTCATTTTTGTAACGATAACGCCGGCAGGTGGTTTAGGACGACCTTCAATATATTCTATATAAGATATATCATAATAGGTATCTTTCTGATTTGTTTTTAATCTAAAACTGTTTGTCCAATCCTGATCAGTACTGCCAGGTCCTGTTCCTTCAGTAATAATTGAAGTAATAGCAAATACATCTGGGAAACCTAAACAGTACTTAGTCTGTGAAGGCGTGTAATTTGATTTAATGTTAGGTTCACGAACAATTTTATTATAAGGATCTACACCGCCTGAAGAACCAATGTATAAATTACATCTACATTTACTAGCACCTACAGTATATACATTAACCTTAGATGAGTGTGTAGCTATGAAATTAGTAGCACCTTATGAGATCTATTGTATACCTTTAGAGCTTACAGAAGAAGAAAGAATCGAGTATAAAAAGGTCAATAATAAGTTTGTAGAACATAAAATGGCCCTAGATCCTGACGCTTTTCAGTATGCTAAAATAGCTTTAAGTAGTTCAAGTGTTAGTTATGAAATGAAAGCACACGCTGCTGGATTTTATAAAACTATAAGAGAACGTAAAGCTATTGTAGATAAAGCTCACAATAAAATATCTAAATTTAAAGAGATAGTATATTCTAACTTAGACAAGAAAATTATAACCTTTGGAGGTTTAAATGACTTTACAGATATGCTTGCTCAGAGCGTTTCACCTCTAGCTGAAGTATATCATAGTAAAATAGCAACTAAGAAGAAGAGAGAAGCTCTAAGACGCTTTAAAGAAGGTGAAGTAAATATATTATGCTCTACTAAAGCTTTAAATCAAGGATTTGATATACCCAATGCTAATCTAGGTATAATATGCGGACTAACGTCTAAATCATTATCTATGATACAGAGAGTTGGTAGACTAATTAGATATGAAGAAGGTAAGATTGGTAAAGTGTATGTATTATATGTAAAAGACTCTCAAGAAGAAAAGTGGCTTAAGAATGCAGTGTATGATTTAAAGGGTGTAAAATGGTTATAATAAAAACTTTAATAAGAATAGGAAGTATGGATAAATTATGTATATTTGCATTAATGTTCCGTTCAACTGTAAAAGAATCCTTTATAATATGAAAATAGAAATAGAATTTGATGTACTTACAGACACTAAAATGTCTGCTGATGATTATACCTATTTGTATATAATATATAAAAAAGGGTTTACTCTGTTAAACAACCTTAATCTTAAACCAGATTTAGAAAGATTGCAAAGAGAAGGATATGTAAAGCTCGGTGAATCTCCTGCTAGTCACACGATTAGACAAGAGTTCATCGACCTTTTCATCTCTGATTTTGATGCAATGTTTACTGAGTTGTGCGGTACATATCCATTTAAAGTTAATTCTCCCGGAAGAGGTGTTAGAGTGTTACATGCTATTGATCCAGACGCTAAGTCTAATGTAAAAGCAAAAAACAAATATAAATCTATTGTAGCTGGTAAAGCTCACAAGCACAGATCTATTATGAATTGCTTAGACAAACAATTAACTGTAGATAAACATAATTTAGGGTATCTGCAAAACTTAGAAGTCTGGTTAAACAACCATACTTGGGAAAAATACGAGAATTTAAACGAACAACAACAAACAGAAAATGGAGAACAAGGACAAAGGCCAAGAATTACAAGAACTCTTTAAATCTAGAGGGTTCTCAAGCATAAAAAAATCAGTAGATACATCCATTAATGACGTAAGAATGGGTATGCTGGGAAAACGAAAAGTGTTACCAACTAAATGGAATCGCTTGAATAAGAACTTATTAGGTGGATTACAGCCTGGTAAAATGTATGTCATAGCAGGACGACCTGGAGTAGGTAAATCAGCATTTTCAAACCAACTTATATTTGATTTATTAGACAATAATCCTAATAAAAAGTTAATAGTATTATATTGGAGTTTCGAAATGCCTGGTCACCAACAAATACTCAGGGCCGGCTCTAAAGACGTTAAGAAACAAGTATTAGATTTATTATCTGTAGAAACTAAGTTATCTGAAGAAGAGTATGAATTATATAAAGAGAAAGTAGAGGTATATAAGAAGTACCCTATTCTATTTAATAACATACCTAGAACTATAGATTATATTAAAGATACTTGTGTTGATATGACTAATTCGTTACCTGATCGACTAATTATCAATGTATTTGATCACAGTAGATTAGTAGCGGGTAATTATAATAATGAGTTAGAGAAACTTGATAAATTATCTAAAGGATGTATGTGGATGCAAGCTAAGATGGGAGTTATTAATATACTTTTATCTCAACTTAATCGTAACATAGAACAGGAGCATAGAGCTAAAGCTCAATATCAGCCATTACTAACAGATTTATTTGGAGGTGATAGTGTTGGTCAAGATGCACATGTTGTTATGATGTTACAACGACCTTATGATTTATACGGTATTACAGAACCTTATTGTAATCACGATCCAGTAGGATTGTTAGCAGTACATATAGAGAAAAACAGAGATGGCTTATTAGGTATGCTTCCGTTTGAGGCAGACATGAGTACATTTACAATTAATGAACGAACTAAAACTAAATAATTATGATGGAAACAACTATACTAGCCGTAACTTTTGGGTTTGGCTTTTTAACAGGAATGGTGCTTGGAGTAATAGCTATGCTTAAACCTTTAAGACAAGTTCAATTAGAGCTAGAAGCTTATAAAGTAGCAGCAACACCTGACGAAGAATGCAGAGTTAATGCTCATGAATAGAAATATCGTAGTGATTTGGCCTAAACACAACTTAGCCTAGACTTGTTGTCAGGCCTTAACCTGAATTATAACTAAGCACTATTTTTCAGTATTTTTTTATTGCAGGCCAATGATCTATAAACATGCAAACAAGGATTAGTAATATGGCAGAGCTATTAAACATCTATCCTAATCCGACCGTGGCGTAACCTTGTGGCCCGTGTTTTACCCGTTTAAACAATTTAAAAACATAAATATGATAACAAATGTCGTAATACCTTTACTATTACTTATATCTACTGTATTAATTATACTTAACATTAAGAAAGGAATTATAAGTAATCAAAGAAACTTAGAATTATTAAATAAAATGAATAAAATAAATAACCATGGAACTACCAAACGAAAAGGTTAAGGCGAGCCGTAAATCACCAAAAAACATGATAATATATGGAGCGCCTAAAATAGGTAAGACTTCAATATTAGCACAACTTGATGACTGCTTAATAATTGATCTAGAAAATGGATCAGATATGATAGACGCATTAAAAGTAAAAGTAAATAATTTAGCTGAGCTTGCAGAAGTGGGTAAAGCTATTATGAAGAAAGGAAGACCTTATAAATATATTGCTATTGACACTATTTCAAAATTAGAAGAGTGGTGTGAAGCGGAAGGTAAGAAAATTTATATGAAAACTCCTATGGGTAAAAACTTTGACGAAAAGAACCCTGGTATGTCAATTCTATCACTGCCTAATGGCGCAGGCTACTTATATTTAAGAATGGCCTATAAAAAATGGATAGATAACTTGAACAAACTAGCAGACCATGTCATATTAGTTGGACACTTGAAGGACAAGATGCTTGAGAAGAAAGGTAAAGAGGTTGCAGTAAAGGACCTTGACCTCACCGGTAAGATTAAGCAAATAACATGTGCAAACTCAGATGCAGTTGGTTACATATACAGAGAAGATGATAAAACTATGGTTAGTTTTGACTCTTTAGATGATATTGTAGCTGGTAGTAGATGTGAGCACTTAAAAGGTAAGACCATGCCTTTAGAATGGTCAGAGATATTTATCGATTAACATGTATAAAATTAATTTAAAGACAAAAAAAATGATTAAAGCAAGACCAAACGTTAGCGTAGAAAGCGCTATTGTAACTCCAGAGACCATCTCTGTATCTCAGTTGCTAAAAGATTTAGCAAATGGAATAGGAAAAAAGGGAATGTGCGAAAAGTACAATGTAAAAAA